TTTGCGTGTGCTCGTGCGATTCTTGCACGGTCTAACATGGTATCGTGTTTTTGTTTATCACGTTCTTTCTCTGATTTGATACGGTCTTTCGCCTGTTTTACTGCGTCTTCACTTACTTCTGCAATCGCTAATTGTTTCGGCAGTTTACCCTTCTGAACAAGACCATCAATATACTTAATCATTTGTCTAGGACTACTCAATCCATAACTTTTGAAAAAGTCAAATGCAATATTCTCTCTACTCCTACCCTGTTTTTTAGGGTCAGATTTGTTTTTTCTTCTAAAGTTTAGATACGCACGAACCGCATCCCTGTAGTCTTTTTTGTTAATAATTTGGTCAAGTTTCTTATCCAAATCAGGGAGTAAAACTATTGAACCACCCTTACCACCAAATGGGCCAGTCTTACCAAATACTCTTTCGTCAAGTTCTGACTCTTCATACATGTCCTTGAATGCTTTGGTATACTTAGACGGTTTCGTCTTTGCATCCTTGTCACCTGGCGCTGGTTTGTATGCAGACGGGTCATCATCGTCTTTTGCAGCACCTTTCTTGAAATGTGCGGCACGTTTCTTCTTGGTTGACTTTGACATGTCATCGCCTTCAGCATCCTTCGCATAATACTTTGCGGGTTGCGTCCCCTTGACATCCTTACCAATCTCTGTGTCTTGGCGTGATTTCTTCTCGACCAGTTCTATTGCATTCAACCATTTACGGAGTCTCTTATTACCACATTCAACGATGACATAGTTCGCACCCAGAACAGATATGATACCGACTTCATCACTTTCTTTGATAACAACAGTGTCACCCAATTCAAATAGTTTACCTTCGACATATGCCTCGCGAGTGTCATCCAGTTTACCCAAGTCAATGTGTCGTTTGAAGGAGCGTTCTTCTTTTAGTCCCAATCCCGTGCGAACATCGTTGAAGAGTTTGCGAGTGTCGCGGTCTGACATACTTGACGGGACACCTTGACTAAATGATTGATAGTCATTTTCCTTTGCGTTTGCACGTTGTTTAGATGCAGACATTCCCTCTACACCTTCTGCGTCAGGGTCGCGTTGACCCGCAGATACGATATTGATTGATTCGAAGTTATAGAAACCGTGTTTTGCTTTCTTACCGTTGTATTTATTCAACAGGACATCGAACTCACGCAAACGGTCTTCACCGACCACCATCGTGATTTTCTTGTAACCCATGTCATACAGTTTAGAAGCGACATCAAATACATTCTTTACTTTTTTATCTACGATGATGTTACGACCATGTTTTGGGAACATCTTACGCATATGTTTTACTTTGTCAGAATACGACAGTGGGTCTTTTGCGCCCTGTGATTGGGACAAAAAGATTTTATAGTCAGACCCCTTTGACTTCTTGACAATAGTGTCAATAACTTTGCCATGACCAATCGTTGGCGGATTCATCCGACCAAACGTGAAAAATACCTCACGTTCTTCTTCGACCAAGTATTGTTGGAAATTCTTAATCACTTTGTTGATTTCCTCGTTTCTTCGCGATTTCTGCTTTACGAACCTTCGGAAGAAGTTTTCTCGCTAGTTTATCAATCTTTGGTTTCAGTTTATCTAGGCGTTTCTCAAGTCCCTGTCTACGAGCCATTGAGAGTTCACCTTTTTCAACACCTTTAGTCATTTTCTTGAGGAAGGTATTTCGTGCTTGTTTCTGCGCTCTTGTTTTCAATTTATCAGTAGATGCAACTTTACGGGCAGCACGTTTGCGACCCATTGCAATTTTTGCTTTATTTTTCTTGAGAGAGCGCGCGAGTTTTAGGCGTTGTTGCATACTGAGTGCTTCGTGAGTGCCTTCACCAGAATCGCGTTTTCTTTTCTTCGCGTTGGTTGCTTGGAACTCATCACCCGTTTGGGTGTAGTCCACATTCAAAAATGTTTTCAGGCTCATTGGTTTAGCCATCTTACTACCTCTTTGGTTTTTCCCATCCCTTCAGTATATCTGGACTGAAGTTGTTATACGAAAACTCAAGGCGGTCAACCAACTTGACCGCATCACCACCTAATTTATCAATAGCGACAAAACCTTCTGCGCCGGTGCGAACCTTGTATCCTTTTTTAGTTTGCACAAATGCATCATACTTTGCAATACTATTAAGTTTATTTATAAGTTTTAGTTTTGCTAATACAATATTTTTCTGTAGTTCAAACATGTTTATCAGCGACTTTTTGTTTTTTGTGGAGAAGAACTTCATGATTTCGTCCAACTTTGCCTGTTGAACCATGCGTCCCTTCTCTGATTTACGCTTGTCCATCTCTGCTTTGAACTTTGTATTAATCCATCTAATAAGACCCGTCACATGACTACGACTGTTTGGAATCATCTGTCCTTCACGCACATATGTATTGTTATATTGTTCGATGAGTTGTGCAAGGTCTGGATTACCTTCTAACTCACGCAAAGTCGAACCAGAAATCTTATTGAATATCTTACCCGCATCTGATAGGTGTTTAGTGACAGCGGCAGTCTCTTTTGCATTCATTGTCGCACCACCAGTTTCGCGTAACATCGCATCAGCAGAGTATACGTTCTTTGAAGACTTGAACTTCGATACATCGACACCGTAGGATGCCTTCATGCTTTCAAAGTCTTTTCCGTTGTAGGTTGTGTGCCAGACGATTCCGATTTGCGCTTTGCGAACTGCTTCTGCCTGTTCGTATGGGATTGCGTATATGATTGTGTTGGGGTGGAAGGTTGTATAGCGTTGACCCTCAATATCTTCATTCTTTAAGTCTCCTTTTGAGAACAAGAAGTCTCCCTGAATGACACCTTTGATGCCCAGTTCAGGAAGGTAACGTAGTGCGGCTTTCATCTTATCTGCAAGGTCGCCTGACATGTCTGCGTCAATCTCGTCATTAGTCTTGTAAACCTTCGGGTTCTTGGCAAAGATACCTTTCTTCGCAACAAAGAACTCACCATCGCGTGGGTCTTGACCACAGAAGATTGCAGGCGCACCGTCCCACTTGACCGACAGTTTGGAACTAGTCTCACCCGCAAGCATGTCACGAAGTTCACGCAATGCATTGATTGCCTGACGAGTCCCGTTCACACCACCATAGAGAACCTTGTCCTCAATATGAGTCATGTGAGTATTCTTTTGTTCGTAAAGAAAATCTGGGATATGAAGTATCGTTGTCATTACTAAAACCTAATATTTTTCTTTGTTGAAATTATTGGGGTTGCGCCGAGAAACTTATAGAGTTTACTCGCACCTTTCTTGAAATATGATGAGACCTTACTCCAAGTCCCTCTCACAAAGTTACCAATTTTTCTCATAATGGATACTTCTATCAAAAGTTCTTCTTGGTCATGTTCATAACCCTCTTGCATCGAATCTACAATTAAGGATATCACTGACCAGAAATTATACTCACCAGTTTTCTTTCCCTTTATCTTACGAGATGAGGTTTTGAACCTCGCCTGCAATTTCATTGCATTCGCAATTTTGAGACAATAGTCATCATCATAAACAGAATGAATAACAACCTTATCGCCGTCAGCCGATGCAACCAACATAAACTCTGCGGCCGCATTAGAGTTTTCACCAAACTTTTCAAACCCAGACATCGCCTCTCGTGCAAATTCAACTTTGAAAGATTTGGATTCATCAAACATCGCACCTAGTTCTGACATTGCATCCTTATGCGCCTTCTCTGCACGATTGACTACTTCATTCGTTCCTGCTTTGATTATCGGTCTTAGTTGAGATGGTGCAAGAGTATTTTTTACAAACCCTTCAAGAACTTCGGTGGTTTTTTCATATTGTGGAGATTTTACAAGGTCTGGATTAGAATTTTTGATGGCGGCTTCGAATGTTGCAGTTGACTCTGATTTACCACCCGACATCAATTGTGCCAGACCAATTTTAACAGAGAATCTCATATCACCTATGAGAACATCTGTTTTGGGTGTAATATCACTTGCACCATAAGATTTCCAAAAAGAAGTTAGAGATGCTTTCGCACGACCATACTGTTCTGCCTTTCCCTTCTTGAGTTTTGGATACTTATTTAGAACTGATTGAGCAATCTTACGACCCGCCTCTTGTGCTTGAGGGTTTTCTTGAATTGCTTTGAAAACTTTATCAGAGATGCCGTGGTCTGCACTAGTCATCGGTTTGCCAGTGAGTTCATAGAACCCCATGACAATCGCTGCCTCATAGTCCTCAGCCTTCAGTGCTTCTGTAATGAAATTGTCAAACTTTTGCATCGATTTCCTATTTACACAAATAGTATTATACCACTATTTATAATAAAATGGAAGTCGAATCTTGTTCTTCATTATACTTTTTGATGGTATCACGCAAAGAATTAATCCAATTGTCTCGATGTTCGACAAAGATTTGTGGTTTGTCTTCACCGTCAACACTGATAAGTGTAACGAGTTGGGTGATAGGTTGTCCCGTGCGTTCTTCCCACATGACCGCATATGCAGCCTCTTGCATGAAATAATTCTTCACCCAGTCTTTCTTTTTCTTTTTGCGACTGGTCTTAAAGTCGATGATAGATAGTTGTCCATCGAATTCGGCAACACAGTCTACGCGACCAGCAACGCCTAAGTGAGTTGAATAGAGAGGTGCTTCCTGTGCGTAGACTGTGCCGATAAAACCATCGAGAATTGGTTTCATAATAAGAAACGACTCAATCACATCGGGGGTATAACCCTCTTTGTAATTTTCATCGTTGTCAACATACTTCTCGATGATTTCATGAACCTTTGTTCCCCGTGACGATGCACGGTGGGAGATACGATTTGCTTCTTCCTCACCAACCCGTTTACGCCATGCGGCGATACTATCCCGCGAAAGAATAGACAGGACAGTAGTAATAGACGGAAGGTCAATCCCTTCGGGGGTCTTATACTTGCGACCCTTCTCCGTGGTGACCGATTCCATTTCATTGAGTTGTGTAGGTTGATGATTAAACATTTCGTATCTTTTCCATTTTCTTTCGTGCGGCATTCCACTGAGTGTAGGTCAATGGTTGACGAGCTACACCATACTTGAGTTTGCGTTTGGTAAACTCTTCCTTGAGTATCTTCTTGGCATCTGCACCGATGAATGCACCGACTAGTTCCAACAAAGCACGGCGGAAAGAACGACCATGATGCATGTGACCCAAACAGTGTGTCAACTCATGCAACAGAGTGTATTCATCCAACCCTGCTTTACTATCTAGGACTACTGCCCAACCATCAGTCCAACCAGCAAAACCTCTACCTGTGTTACGTTCTTTGAGAACGACTGCGGGTTGTTTTATGAGGTCACGGTCTGTGCGACTTTCTAGTTTCCAAACCTTCTGCCACTTTTTGGTCTTGTAGATTTGTTTCGCACGTTTCTGTGCTTCCTCAATAGTCTTGAAGTCTTTGACTTTGTATCGTCTCTGGAAAGCAAACTCTGCCTGATAGGTCTTGGACTTTTCAGTATCATTACGACCATTAGCACCACGATTCTGTTTGAACCGATGCTTTCGCAGATATTCATTATACGCCTGTTTCAAGTTTACATCCATTGTGCCAGCATCTCCTTTGCTTCTTGTGCTACTTGTGCTTCACGACCATACGCATCGATTTCCCACGGTTGGTCATCATACTTCGTATTCGTATGATACTCACCATCCCACTCTGCAACTTTGACCAGACGGTCATCGATAATCTTGATACCGTGGTCTTTCAAACGACCACTTGCAATCTGTTGAGCATGAACCATCTCATGAGCGATATTCACTTTGATGGTATCGATATCGAGCGCTTCGCCTTGAACGTGCGTAGCAATCTCGATATCAATATCATCCTCGTCACCATAACAGTAACCACCAGCATCTGCATCACATTTTCTTTTGAGTTCGATGCGAAGGTCACCTTCATATTGGTCAAGGACAAGAACAGCGGCTACAGCGTTGATGTAATCCTCAACGTCATATCCATTGTCTTCCAAGTAAATTTCCATAACAACCTCTCTTCTCACTATACCTTTATATTAAAGGCCTCGGCAGAAATTGTCAAGAACTTTGTTTCACAATAATATCAATGACTTAGACAGGGGCGCCCGAAACTTCGAGTCCTTCAAGAACTTTTAGAACATTCTGTGGAGATGATTCGCCATATGGGTCTTCACCATGATTGTCTGCAAACCCTGGCTCTGGTAAGAATTCCTCAACCACACCGTTTTTGACAATCATCGCATAACGCCATGACCGCATACCAAATCCGATATTCGACTTGTCAACCAACATACCCATCTTGCGAGTGAACTCACCCGTGCCATCTGGCACGACTTTGACATGTTCGAGGTTCTGGTCTTTTGCCCAACAGTTCATTACAAATGTGTCATTCACTGATACGCAGTAAATATCATCGATACCATACTTCCCAAACTCACCTTCTGCCACGAGTTTCTCAAAGTCAGGTAATTGATATGTCGAACATGTTGGAGTAAATGCGCCTGGCAGTGAGAACACCACCACACGTTTTTTCAAATCTTGACTACCGAACAGAAACGAACTGCTCACGTTCCGCCATTCAAATGGGTTGTCTCCACCCAGTTCATCATTACGAACACGGGTTGGAAATGTTACTTGAGGTAATGTTACACCTTTAATCATCTGTTATAACCTTTTCACTATTTAACATTGCTTCAATATATTCGTCATCATCGTTTTTCACCCAATGAGGACGAGCTTCCTCGCCTAGAGTTTCCTCATAGTCGATATCTTGAGTAGAGAAAACTCTACCAATCCAGTTTAATAATTTAATCATTAATCTTCCAATCAATCACTAAATGAATACGTTCACAATCTGTCGGATTATCAACAGAGTGTTCTATAGAATGTTCTATTTTGTATACTTTACCAACTTCCATATGTATCTCATCATTACCGTTACGAAACTTAATATCAGGATGTGTAATGATAGGAATATGTATACGTTTCTTATTACCAGTTCTCTCGTCTGCGTGTGGATAAATCCTAGAGTGAGGATTCATTAAATTAAAAATCAATGTCATACATTGTCCATCACCGAACTCATTTCTGACAACTTCGAAAAGTTCATCGAAAAACTTTTTGTTGTAATATTTTTCGTAGAATTTGCCTTTAATGGTTATGTCATCATTTAAGTCGCCTTCATTTAGAAACTCAACAACATCATGATTATTACCAACGTCTGAAGTAGTAATAATCTCTTCAATACTTTCATAGTTATTTTCATAGTCTTTTCTCATATTTAACAAAAGTGGCAGTCTATCCAATTCTCGAAAGAAAGGAATATATTTTTTACTGAATTTTGAAAATTCATCTATCCAGTCTGCATCATCAATATTAGAGAAGAGATTAATATAATAACTTACATCAACTTCACCAAGAACTTTAATCATTTGGTCTCCAATCCATTATCAGATGAATACGTTCATAATCTGTTGGATTTATGACTGAGTGTTCTTTTTCATGGTCAAACAAATAAACCTTACCAACTTCCATATGTATCTCATCATTACCGTTACGAAATTTAATATCAGGGTGTGTTACGAGTGGTATGTGTATACGCCTTTTGTTTCCTGTTGTATCATCAACATGTGGTTCAATATTTGAATGTGGATTCATAAGGTTTAACAAAAACATACTGATTGTTCCGTCACCGAATTTATCGGATAGTAATTTTTTTATATCGGTCAGTAATCTTTCATCATAAAACTTTTCATACAACCTACCTTTCAAGGTAACATAATCTTCGCCAAGACCACCGCCTGTTCTATAGTCCACTGCGTTATCAATCGACCAATTACTTGCGGCTTCCTCAACAGTATAATCGTCTCTAAATTTAGTTACATGTGTCTTCTTGAGAGAATATAACATAGGGAGTATTTCAAGTTCTTGGAAGCCTGGAATATAATGTTTAGTGAATTTATTGAATTCACCCATCCAATCTCTATCATCGATATTTGAAAAGAGATTGACGTAAGTGATTACGTCAACCTCTCCCAAGACTTTGATATTTTTAAGCGGCGAGTGCATACTCCACCGCTTTTTCTACAGCACGGACTTTGCGTGTCTGGTTTGAACCAAACCATGCAGAAGTCAAACGTGTGTCTGCCTCACGACCCATCTGGTGGTCGGTCAGGTAGGTCACACTGTTCAGTGCCTGCCACCATGTTCCTTCACCGAACTCTGCGCCAGGCTGAGTTTCCAGAACCTCGTATGCTTTTTGAGCATTGGTAGTCAGGTCTCCAACAGTCTTGACATTGACTTCCTTCTTACCTTGATAGGTGCGAGGGAATACTTCGTTGTAGTATTGAATCAATTCGCTAATACCAAAACGTTTGGATGAAAGAAACTCTGCGGTCTCTTTGTATTGTGCAAACTTTTCAGATGCAATACCCAAAGTCTCTTTTACTGAGTCAGGATTGAATGTAGTGCGGTGGTTCAGAGACACCGAGTTTGCAACCTTCTGACCAAGTGAGAGTGACAATGTGTTATTGCACACTACACGAATCGGTGTGAACCGAATGTCGATTGACTTACCATACTGGTGTGGATTGGAAAACAAGAGATATGAGTCAACTTGGTCACCACCAAGAATATCAAAGGTATCTTTCACCTTTGCAAGACCCCACACCATGTTACCGTCTTTGAGTGAACCAGCGGTGTGCATTTCCATGTCACCCGCAAGGACATACTCAGAGAAGAACTCAAATGCTTCTTCATTCTGAACAGGATTCCATCCTTTACCGATGACATCCAGAACCTTGTTGTCAGAGGAACGCACAAGTGCTTGTTTGCCTTCCACTGTTGCGCCAGACGATGTTACAAGGTCTTCCTTCTCAACCGTCCAGTCCAGACCAGCCTTATCCATCATCTGACGGGGAGTCAGGTCATTCGATACAGGAACACCAAGTCCGTGCCACGGAACTTCTCCCGCATACGCCATTGTTTCTACTGCATGTGCCATAATCAATCTCCTTCTAGTTTGTGATTATGTTCTTATATTATCACAACAAGAATAAAATGTCAAGTCTTTTTTCCAAAAAAAGTTAAAGAAATCCTATCTTTTCCACCAAAGTTTGGATTATGATAAGTCTGTGCGTCAAATGCAATTGCACGATTTGGTTGCCACTCTACATATTCATCCTTGATAGTTGTCCCCATACCTTCTTTTCCTACCATGTAGAGAACCCCCGACCTTTCGAAATTCGCATCGATGTGTTGAGGAATATTCATGCCGTATGTCATCGGTTCGGGAAAACTCTCTTTAGGATGTTTGAAGAAGGTCATCTTTTGAACTTCAATACCCAGTTCGCCTTTTATTTTCTCTGTCACTTCTGAATAAATGTCTGTCAGATTATCACTACGATAACACCCCACCCAAGACTGAACTCTATAATACTCACTGCCTAGTCTCTCACCATATTCATATGCACTATACATACGACATCGATGATAGTCTTCAATCAGTTCATCCCAGAGTTCTTCATCTAGGAAATTATCGATTATCTGTATCATGTGTGTATATCTCAATCAATTCATCTTTACCCTTGACCTTGATTTTACCTATAGGTCTTGACTTGATATCGGTGAGTTGTTCCATTGTGTGACTGGAATAGATTGTTTTGAAATCAACATAGTCTTCTCTTGCGGCAGTCGCTTCGAGTCTTGCGGCAAGGTTGACGGCATCTCCAATGACCGAATAGTCGAATCTGCTTTCAGAGCCCATGTTTCCAACAATACAATCGCCAGTATTAATGCCAGTCCCCACATTAATAGGCGGGAGACCGCGAGACTCATATTTCTTTTTAAGTTCATTTGTCTTCTCCTCTATCTCGATAGCAGACTTCACTGCCATCTCTGCATGATTCTCACATGGTAGAGGGGCGTTCCAAAACGCCATAATACAATCGCCCATATACTTATCTATAGTTCCACCGTTGTGTAGAATGATGTTGGTCATCTCGTTCAGGTATTCGTTGATTAGATTAACTAATCCTTCGGGGTCATCGTTGTTTTTGTAGTGTTCTGATATCGGGGTGAATCCACAGATGTCCATGAACAAGAATGTCATCTCTTTGCGTTCACCGCCCAGTTTCATCAGTGACGGGTCGTTAGCAAGCATGTCAACCATGTCAGGACTTAGATACGTTCCGAACTGACCCTTAATCATTTGTTTCGCTTTGAATTGTGTATAGAACTGGACAAACGAACCATGTGCAAAGATTATAACAAATGTTATAACAGGGAAAATGGGGTCAAGAAGCATAAAGGTATTGTCGAATATCAGTGATGCACCATTCACGAAACTTGAACTGATAATCAGGAAAAATACCCCCGAAATGACGATAGAGAGTTTAGATAACATGAATAGTATCATTATTGACACTAAAATCGTTGCGAAAAGTTCATAAAACTTGAACTCTGGCATCCGTATGATAGTCACACCATCAATCATCGTCTTCAACAGGTTCGCCTGAATGTCATGCGGATACATCGCACCGACAGGAGTTGATACGACAGATGTCCCCTTAAAGGTCGCACCCAGTATCGCAATACTTCCGCTTGGTATCTGGTCTATCTCTGTGAAAGAATATCTCTTGAACTCATTCCAGAATGCGATACGCACATTACTATTATCGTCTGTCTGCACTACATCAAACTTCGGTATGCGAACAAATCGTATTCCGTAATCGTCTGTCTTGATTTGATATGATATGTCACCCGCAGCCACGCGAAGGATATCCAGTGCAAAGGCAGGATACATGCGACCCTCGAAGTTCTCAATCAGAGGAACTCTCCGTGTGATACCATCGATATCCTGTGTTGCAGAGATTGTTCCATGACCCATTGCAGTTGTCATGAAGTCAGGTAGTGCAAATAACATCCCATCTAGTTCAGGTCGAAACTCTACCGCATCGCGGTCACCGAATGTTGCCACACCTACAGGTGTTGGTCGGGAGTCTGTGTTTGTCTTATCGCTTGGTGCAATAGCAATTACCGCTTCCATTTCAAACAACATATTTGAAAATGCGTCATCCCCTCCGAACCTGTCTGGTTCTGATAATAAGATATTGATACCTAACACTGACTGATTGCCAAGTTTTGCCAACTCGTCTGCCATTGTTTCGCGGGGGATTGGATACTGACCGAACTTCTCTAGGGTCGATTCGTCAATATCAATAAGGACAATCTGTTCAGATTGTTTTGATTCCTGTCCTCTTTGCATCGAGTCAAAGAAAGACAGTCTCGCACTTTCAAGGAGAAAGGGGTCGAGCAGTCTCAGGGTTATCATCAACCCCAGTGTAATAAGGACATGCCATGTTTTCATTGTTTAATACTTATAGTGGTATTACCGCCACCATTGACCGTAATGGGGTCAAGTTCCTTTCCATCAACATCTAGATTTATAGATGTCTCTTCGCTGTTCGAAACAGATATCTCCACGATAGATTGAACATTACGAATCATCGTAATCTTATCGCCCTCAACAACGGTGCTGATTTGAGTCACCGTGTCAAAGCCCTCACTCGTCCCTTCTACGACAGTATCACTCTTATCCTCTTTCTCTTTCAACAATTCTGCATCTAGGTCAGAGTAACTATCTAATAGGTTTTCGAGGAGTTCCACATCAAGGAAATTGATATCAAGTTCAGTAAATTCCAGATAGTCACGTTCAAACTCCTCGTTATCTAATAGTTGTTCATCGAGAAAGTCAATATCAAGAGGATTGATATTCTTACGACTGTCCACAGACGTATAGAACTCTTGTTCTGTCATTCTCTCTTTGGGTGGATTGATAATCAAGATATTATCCAACATATCTAGAGTCAAGTCTAGAATGGCAGGATTGCTGGGAGGCGCCTCAGTCACAGAGGTTGTGGTGGATTGAAACGGTTTGTTCAACACTACCTCACCAGTCATTGTCGAAACAATAATCTCACCCGATGATATACCATTCACATCAGGTAATAATACTACAAGTGTGCGACCAAACTCGTCTACGGTCACAGTAAAGTCTGTGCCGCGAATACCGATTGAGGCAGTCGGTGTTCTCAATCTAATATTCTCTTTCTCAATCGTCCCAAGTTTACCCGTAATGAAACGAGCAGTTCCCTGCGCGAATGTCATTGCAAGGTCAGACTTACTTGGGTCATCATCAAACACCACATTGTCAATCACAATGCGTGTGTGTTCGGTCATGCGAAGTTTCGAATCATCAACGAACTTCACTTGCATACGCCCCTCGCCTGTGCGAAGGTCGTCTTTTGCTATTATATCAAACCCCTTTTCAGGTTCGATTTCATTTGTGTCTCTAACTACTTGTCTCCAGCCGACTGCACGGTCTATGAGACCGACATCCTTACTGACAGCCGGTAGCGGTGCCAGAATCAGACTGAGAAACACATAAGGTATTATCTGTAGTCGTGTCACCTGAACCCTCGATTTCAATGCTCAATGTATCAGACTGTAACGTTGACTGTTGGTCTATTTGAATATCCCAGTAGTTTGTTGTTCCAACGCCATCGATTGTTACAGAGTGACCATCATATCCGTCACCATCATAATCGATTGTTACATTGTCTCCAGCGAAGTCAATGCTATTTGTTGCGTTGTTGATGTCAATATCAGCAGTTACACTGTTATAGTCACCGTCAACAATCCAGTCAACATCTGCGCCCGTTGCTTGGTCGTTGTTACCAATGCTCAAGTCCAGTGTGTTATTACCGCCGTCCAAATCGATTACCACATTGCCGTTACCAGCACCATAGGTGTCAGTTCCATCAATGTCGATTGTGACTGTATTGGTGTCGCCATCGATGTCTAAATCAACATCACTGTTGTCACCTATAATAGCACCAAGAACTTTGTTGGTATCACCAACGGTATCGATACTCAAATTGATGTCATCGCCATCAACCTTCATTTTGGTTGTGTCATTAGCATTGTTACTAATTGTGTTTCCACTACCGTCTTGAGTAACATCGATATCTACACCTGACCCTACTTGGTCAATGTAGACCGCATTATCAGCCCATACGGGCGATGTCCCTGCGTTTACTAGGAACAACATCACAAAAATTCTTTGTAAAGTGTTCATCTTACTCTCCTTTGAATGTCCAGAACTTTTTTCTATTTCCGAGTTTTATAAGTTCTAAGACACCTGTTTCAATCGCTCGTTGAGTGGCAATCGAAACGCTTTCGTTTCGGGCAGTCCCAGACTCAATCTCAACGAGTCGAGTGCCCTGTTCCACATAACGAGACAGATAGTATGGTCTTACTTGTTATGACATCAAGTAAAACCTCGCCAGTCGCAACACTTATCAACCTCATGTTGATTGTCACTGTGTCACGACTAAACTCTCTGGAAGAGCCGATGCCGAGATATCTCGCACCCGCACCTCCGCTTTCGGTAGAGTGGTCATATCCTACTATACCGCCTGCAATTATCATACCAGCAAAGGTCAATGCCGGTAATTTTTTTGCACCATCACCTTCATAAGAACTTCGTGTCTGTCTTATGAGTTGTCTCTCTCTCGTTAACCAATCTAGTGCAGACCTATCAACCACCTTAAAGAACTGACCGTTAGCCGCACGAGTCAAAGCACGAATCAGATAAACTTCTGGTGCTTGGGTAACCGCAGAACTAAATGATGTTCCGCCGTTTGCGTTTTGTTTCTTCTGTCCTGTTTGGTCGGTGAACGCATATAACGCCACCGTTGGTCTTCGTATCGGAGGTTCAATATTCTGTAATTCTTCTGTCAGAAGAGCCACTTGAACTTTTGCTGATTCTGGTTGCGAGGGGACATCCCATTTGTGGGTCGTGCAACTAGAAACCAAAATCGCCGATAGGAATAACAATGACAGTCTGGCTACCATCTTCATCAGTTACCGTTAACTCCACTTCGTTTTCTAAATCATCTTTTACATATGAGATACCCGCGCCTTCAATCTCAAATTCACCTGAATCTGATGGGTTCTCACCGAACATCTCTTCCACAAGTTGTCTGGACAGTGTAGAGTAAATTCGACTTTCTACATTTCGTATAAACTTAGCAAGTGTCGTATTCTTTGCGTCTCGTTCTAATTGTTTTTGTAAGTCTTCTAATTCTTGTTTTATTGCTTCTTTGCGTGATGTTTCTTGATTCTCAATCGTCAGATAGTGTGATGACTGATTGACACCATTGAATGATGGCGACTTGAAACTGTATTCGATTGGTGCGCCTATCGCATCTGTTGTCCAGAACACTATTATACCAACCACTACGCCAACGATAAATGCTTTCCATAAATCTGCTCCTGACCAGATATTTGGCCCAATAGATTTACGAAACATATCTCTATTCTTTTGATTCATCTTCTCTTCTCTTTACTTCAATCGCTGTATCAAGTTTTTGTTGTAGACGAATGATATCATTGTCCAACATACGAACACGGTCAATCAAACCAACCAGTGTAGTTTGAGTTTCAGATAGAAAGACTTCAATCTTCTCTGTAATTGTTTTCCAGACGAAATAAATCATATACAACATACCAACCGCCGCTACAATAGGAAAACCGAAATCTTTAATTGCGGTTATAACATCCATCAGTCTCTCCTCGCATCGTTTTTACCGTCTGCGCGGGAGATACGATTCAGGTCTGGTCTTATTCCTAAAACGACACACATAGTTGTATCGAGACGAATCAGGTCATGATTCATCGTCTTTACTCGATTATCGAGTGCTGATACGATACCGTGTATTCCCTTCACCTGACCGATAACACCATCCATGATATATCGTAGGGTCAGAAACATAAAAAAACCACCAATTAAGGCGGCAGCAATAGGGAAACCCAGTTCAGCAATGATTGTGAACACTTGTTCCATTTACTTACCTCATGCCTATTTATACGCAAAGAGGTCTTAATGGACAAAAAAATGAGACGCTAACCGTGGGCGTCTCGCGGGTCTATTTCGCGACCAACCGTATCTATTGAACTATATGAAGTATAACTCGTTCCTCGTCAGTAAAGTTATACCCCGCATATGTTCTACTTCCATCATAGGTGAGTGTTTCACCCATCTTCCACTTCTTGAGTTCATAATTATCTGAAAATATCATTCCAGTTTCACCTTCTGGAATAATCAAAGGTATATGATGAACCACTGCATCATCATAGTATTTGATTTTTGTGTTGGCGGGAACAAACGATTTAGGATAGAGAGTTATAAAGTGCGCGGCTCGTATTCTCTCATCTAATAATAGTTCAAAAGTATTTGGTATCAGATAACTGATTTTAGAAGGTCTACCGTATTTTAGTATGACAGTATCCCATCCCTTACCAAACGAGTTCTGTTCTTTATTTGGTATTCTCTTTGATTTGTCTTTTACTACACGATAGTCTGTTAGAAGAGTATCGATGTTAGACAGCAATTTTTCTTCCAGACTCATACTCTTCTCTTCGAATATCATCAACCAAAGTTAAGAATTCAGAACCGTCCATTACTTTACCGTCCACCGTATACTCATCTTTGTGGCCCTCGCCTGAATATAGTTTGTCCATATATGAAATATTACGCCACAACTTACGCATATTACCATCTATGATATCGGTTGGACGGGCGTGTAGAGTGATGTTCTGTTCCATGTAGACAACCTGACCGTCCTTCCAGTCGTGAGTGTAGATGTATTCAGGCCGATTGATTTTCTCCCAGAGATATTCCTTGAACTTCAGACTTTCTTCTTCGGTCATACCATCGAACTTATGGAAGAGAGTGCCAGGGAAGTGAATACCCTTCACACCAGACGGTGTTGACTGTTGTAGTTTACACATCATACCATCGACAGGGACTTGATTATATCTGACCATCTGTTTCTGTTCGTCAATCAGATTACCCGTAAAGTTTTCTCTGTTCCAACGATACACACTCTGGAGTTCATCAACCATCGTTCTGTCTTCGTGATTCAGTTTGTTATATGCTTCTTTGGTGCAAAGAAATGCAGTCTGTGACCCTTCGGTATGTTCAACCGAAACCAAACCAATGATACGGTCTCCATCATTGAGGGCAACTTGGTCACTGTGCCAACCCAATATGCCATTCGCAAAAACACCCTTCGGTCTACCTTTCTTATTTCTCTGATAGGTAACAACCGACATGGTGTTGCGATAGTCTGGTTCAATCTCTGATGAACCGTTAAGAATATTCAGTCGAAGACTATTCCAATGAACACCCTTCATTGTCCCTACCGATGTGGCAAGGTGAACGATTGAGTGTGCGGGACTACCCCACTGCATCTGAACATCATAGGTTCTCTTCTGGTCTAGTTTCTGGTCTACCAGAACGACAGACTCATTCGCGACAAGTCTACCCAAGTCTGCGATATTCTCGTCAGAGTAGATATCAAAGTCATAAGCTTCGACTGCGTTGTTTTTTAGAGTTCTTACTTTCATACAACTATATATCCTATTTGTTGGTCGGGGTTGGAAGATTCGAACTTCCGACCTCTCGCTCCCAAAGCGAGCGCACTACCAGACTGTGCTAAACCCCGTTAGGATTATTCGTGTTCTCCATCAACTCTTCTGCCTGGATTTGGTGAAGGATTGTAACCCCATTCCAAAAACGTATTTGGTCTTATTTCTGCAACCTTATATGTTGCTACTGTTACTGTGATTGCGGTAAGCAGTGCAATGTGACCCAACATCGACCAAAGAAATCCAGACCAACTACCGATTGCAACACTAAATGCAATAACCCACATATAAGCGAGCACTTGTAAAACCATATGTCTTACATGGACATCAGGAATATTTTTCAAGGGGCTCATATTGTGGTCGAAGATTGTATTCCAACTATCATAAATAAATTTTCTCATTTTACACTCCAAAATAAAATACCAACATAGGCAAGTAATAGTAAAATAACTTTAACGCTTACTTTATCAATAATAAATCCAAACTTATCCATTTTATTTACCTAAAGATACTCCAGCAGCAAGAGTTTGTAACTTCTTCTTACTACCACCAAATACTTTAGTCGCCGCAACTTGTGCCAAATTCGATGTATCATTACCAACAACAACAAGTGCAATCATACCCATACCCTTATGAGGTGTGCATTGATACAAATATACGCCCGGCACATCGAATGTCAATGAGACTTCTTTGTTGAACTTAGAACGTTTGGGTAATTCATAACCTTCTGGCCCTGCAATAAACTCAACATTATGACCTTTATCAGTCGGCAACCATTTGATTGTGTCGCCTGCATTGATGTATGTAACATCTTCTGAATATACCATACGAGCGCCATCGTCTCGTTTATTCAACATTTCAACAATTGTTTCTTCTGCATATGCTGGCGTAGTGAATACTAACGCCACAAATAATGTAATAAATCTAATCATGATATCTCCTAATATAAAAGTGGGGACTTCTGTTGCTAGGCGTCCCCTGACCCCGAAGATTATGCCGCGAGGGCGTAATCCTCATGTGCGTAATTATCGTTTGCACTTACGAGTTTGTTGCGCTCTTGCGGATGGGATTGCCCGTCCGACTCACAGGTGGCTTCCGCACCTATTCTCCACATTCCTACTTGATACCTGTCGAACCTATTTCGCCCCCTCAGAGGGGGTTTGGTGGAGGCGGGGGGTATCGCACCCCCGTCCAGTCTATCTTTCAGTTTGCTTCAACGAATACGATAAAAATCTATGAATTAACACCATTATTTATACTCCAAGAATATTTCCCGCTTTGTTCTGGTCAAGAGTGCCACCATCTCGCATGTGCGTTTCTAACTGTTCAAAGTAGAATGCAGCATCATCATGACCATACTCTTCAAGAACTTCTTTACATGCCTTGAAGAACAACATAGTCTTCATCAGGTTTCCGTCACCCATAGGTTTGGATTTTTTAGCGGCTCTTTGGTTCGACATTTTCAACAAACTCCTTCATCAATCTAAACATCTTGACCATCTGGTCTTCTTCTTGTATCCCAGCAGGAACACAGATTGCCTCCTTGTAGAGTTCACGGAACTTTATTGCCGCCAAATCACACATCTCTTCTGACGGATACAATATTTCCATATTCATTGAAGCGACAATCAGAAGAAACTTCATATCACTTCATCCACAACATTCATAACAGCGGCATCTGAATAACCACCAATGTGCCATTCACGAACCTCATACATTGACTTATCTTCTTTCCAGTCATAGACTGTGGCGAGAGTTCCATCATTGAACTTGATTGCCCATTCTGCTTGGACTTTACCATCATCAGATGCAAACTCTGTGGGTTTACCAAACACATCAACCAAACGATTGTATGATGTGTTGATTGTTCCTTGTAGATGTGTTCCTACAATATCAAAATTACCAGTAACAAAATTCATAACTTTTCCTTTCGTGAATTTCATATTCAAAACAACATTATAAAATATCATTGGAAACACGCACCCTACACCTCAATCGAGGAACTTTACTGTAGCCAACCATCCTTAATTCCGATGATAACTTATAATATCATAACAAAAAGAAATTGTCAAGCCATTTCTTGAATTTTTTGTTCGATTTCATTCAAAGGTTCGGGTGTAGTGTTTTCTTTTTCAACAGCAACTTTTCGAGCCTCAACCAGACGAGCGACTCTTCTTTTAACCGATTTAGGTATTGCACCACCACCAGAATACTTGTCTGCCCACATATTCATTTCTGCGTCAATATACTTGACGCCCTTAATTGCAACATCTGTTGTGCGTTTTAATTTACGATTCATTGTCGTCTCTCCCATAAGCATCATGAACGTGAAGTTGAATGAGTGCATAGTGCAACACTTTCAACAGGTCTTTACGATTGTAACCATCTTTGTTACCATATCGTTGTGCATACTTTAGAATATTACCGATACAGAAACCGTCACCATGACCACCGTCAATAATAAATTCGGTTGCTTGATATTTGTTCTGTGAGTAGTGTTCGCCATATGTTGCATCGACATATGCAGTCAACTCGTCAAGATACATGTCTTCATCGTATTTGTATTGAATCATCATTACTTCCACCTATAAAATATATGTTCACCAATCTGACCCACCATATGCATACCCTTTGCAGTTGCCCAACGAGGACTCACATAGGTTGCATGATAGTGTGTCGCACCTTCTGTTATACCACGAAACTCATCGTGTGTCAAGAACATTCTTGCAATGTATTTGGATTTTTCCCATGACCTACCTTGACGGGGTTCGTCATCACGACCATCACAATACCAAGAGAATTGACACTGATTACGTTTAGGAAACTCTTTACCACTGACCCCAGTATACATTTGTGCCTCATACACAACATCACATATTGTATTAGGCCATCTAGGGTCTGCAACACGATTTTGTGTTACATCCGCAACTGCATATAGTCCCGCATCTAATTCGTTTCGAGCTTCATGATAAAGATTAAGTGCAAGACATTCCAAATCATCTTGTGTGTGAGGCAGTTCTTCAATGATTAGAGTTTTAGGTTCACTCATAACATGTTGAACCAAAACTTCTTTCTCAGTTAAAAATATATTAACTGCAATGTTTATAACACTGAATACAGAAAACGCTAGTAGACCTACTAGGGCAATCCTTGTAATAGTTTCATTTTTCATTTTCATATTATATCAAAACCAGACAGGTTTGTCAACCATTTTCTATATCATATATTAAGTCTTGGATTGCGTCATATGCTTGGTCGTGTTTCTCTGTGAGGTTTCCATAAGGAAACTTAAACGCAAGAGTGAAACGGGGACATTCAGTCCATGCAGCGTGCCAACAGTGGTGTTCTTCTTCGTCCCAGCGACCAAATCGATACCACCGAGCCTGCCATCCTTTGACATCTTCGTGTTTGACAAACTCATCATTCTTCTTATCATAATAAGTAAAGTATCCATCACCACCCTCACTCCATGTGAGAATGAGTTGATATCCAAAGGCATTCCAGTTTGTGTGCCAACCGACAAACCCTTTGGGCGGATAGTATGATGTTAAAGAGTTATTGTTCGCACCGAAGATACGAACCAGTTCATTCTTTGTCCATAGTTTGAGTGGTTCAAATATTTCGGGAAGAACAGATGCACCATGCGACACCTGAAACCCATATCCCTCTTCAGGAAATCCAATGTGGTCTCGTTCCATAACTTCCCACAGATGGTCAGGTTTACAATACTGTTCACCCTCTCCGATTGGAGCAGGGCCGAGATGCGAACTAAGTTCTATCATCTTGTCGGTGTGTGGTAGAAATCTATCAAGTGTGTCATCCAGAGTTTTGAGAAACTCTTTATTACGGATTACAATCTCAGTCATTGAGTGCTTCTATGATATCAGGGAAGTGGACACCGATAATGTCCCAACACATGTCTGCGATTTCGATATGTTCAAGTTG